ACGTGTGCTCTTCCGATTGTTAACCCCGTGTTGCTTTTTTATCCAATTAAAAATAGGATCATTTTATTCCAGCCTCTCAGGTCACCCCCATTAGATTTGCGCTTGTCGTATTCATCTTTTCTGGGTGTTTGCGCGATCTTGCGCCCTCCCCGCTGGTTTTTTTATGTGGAACTTCGTACGTGACTTGCGCATTTGCGAACGACCGCCCGCCTCAACTTACCCACTCCCAAACTAACATTTTCTATCGTGGCTTCTTTTTTCAGTTGCTACCCTAGGGATACCGGTTTCTTTCATCGGTCCCCTGGAAAGACCCCATTTATTTGCTGAGAGCTAGTACTCTTCTTATTCCGTTCCCCTTCCTTTGTTGCTCGGAGTATGTCATGCGGATTTTTGTTAGGTTATTTTCAGTTAAGGAAAGCCAGGCTTCTGCCGCCCCTTTTTGGGTTATTGTAGCTTGCAGGTGGTTCTTGACGAGGATCTTGCACCGCAAGTGGTATTGTTTTTATAGTCCCGTCACGACCCAACATGGATAATTCAATAAACTTTCGCTTTCAAAACTTGGTTGACGTTTCAAAGTACATTCGTGCTTTGTATTTGGACATGGATGTCCAACTCGAACTCGATTTCGCCTACCCCACTGATAAATTCACGTGGCAGATGGTGAATCAGAGTGCGTTTTGGCAGTCGTGTTTGCTCCGGTTCGAAACTGATGTTTCTGACCTCACTGACGAAAAGTTGAACGCCGCAGAGGATGCTATCAAGAACGCATTTTCTCACGTCGAAGCTATGCGGTTTGCAAAAACCATGCACCAGCTTTGCCTGTCTGATGATGCCGAAGACGCCTACCAACCCCCCACCTCTGCCCCAGGAACTCCCCCCCCCGATGCCCTCGAGGAATTTCCCGACAACTTACTTGACCCTGCTCTCTTTTTGGACAACGATAATATTGAACACTCATTTGTTAAGGACTTGACCCGCGAAAATGTTGAATCTAACCCCGGCCCCGGAAGTTATAGTACGTTGCGACAAAATCGCTCCAGCAACGTATCTAGCTCCACTCAACAACTACAAAAACTTGCTCGCCTCACCAAAGATGATTCACTACGCAAGCTTGCTCAAAGAGCTAGCAAGCAAGGAAAATCTCACGTATCCTACGACTACGGCGACTTTCCAGTTGCTCAAGTCGGAGGAGATTACATTGAAGTCAAACAAGAACCCCCCCAACCCTGCGAACGCTGTGGCCTTGCAAAGTGTGAATGTCTCATCAAGCGCGCTTCACTTGCCGCTGCTGTCGCCAGTATCATTAGTTCATTGGTCAAAATCGCCGAAACCATCATCTCATCACAAAATGCACAAGTTGGTTCCATTAACGAAGCTCAAGCTGGTTACAAGATTCTTGATAAGATCATATTCGGAGATGGTGGTGCCGCTAGTGTTGTAAAAGACGCTGTGCACGGTGCCGTCGTCGATGCTTTGGAAACTGAACTACCCGGTGTACATATCAAAATTAAAACTGCTCTCAAAATCATCTTAAGCTTAATGGGATTCTTCATGCTTTACAGGATGGGCTGCATAACCTATGATGTAGTCATGTTAATTGTTTCATTTTTCCAAACCGAAGATCAACAAATCGCTCAAGTTGCAACATCCTGGTTCAATTATCATCACAAAAGTGACTTCGATAGCGAGGACCTCTGGGAACGAGTCATCAATTACGTTCCCGCGGCCATCGCTATGGTTCTTAGCTGTCTTGTATCATTTGGTGTTGGCAAACTACCCGGACGTGACAATTCTCCCGAATCTTGGATGCGCAAAATCACTATGTTACCAAGGATGTGTTCTGCTCAAAAAGACATTTTTACTACCATTCAAGCTTACATCAAACCAATGTGGAAGAAATTTGAAGTGGAGGTTCTTGGCCATGACGCCACCCTCTTGGATGATGCCATCCCACAAGTAACAGCATGGCTGGCTGAAATTGAATACTTTTCACACAAAACTAACCTAGACAGAGTGTGCGCAGAGAAGACTGGGAGATATGCCGTAGCTACGCTTTACGCATTAGGAAACCGATTGCTTTTGGACTACTCATCTGCCCTTACCCCAGAATACCGGGGAGCTATGCAGCGTGGCCTAACTAACGCTGCCAAACTCCGTACCTACGTGGAAGACAAGTATCCAGACGTCAAGACCGTACGAAACGCCCCGCTCGCCATTTGGCTAGTTGGAGAGTCCCAAATTGGTAAAAGTCGCTTGCAGTATCTTATCGCTTTGGAATTGTGTAAAGCCGCTGGTCTCAC